CTCGCCGCCGGGGCGGTGGCGATGATGCCCGCGGCATCGCTGCGGGCGGCGAGATCGGCCAGGACCTTGGCACGCAGCGCCTCGGGCTTCACGCCCTTGGCGACCGCATCCGCGGCGTCGATCTGGACGCCGAGGCGCGCTGCTTGTGCGCAAACCTGCGCGACCTCGGCCGCCTCGGCGCGGATCGCCTCGGGCGACATCGCGGCTGCCGTGGTTTGCGGCGGTGCGACTGCCGCGGGCGGGGCCGGTTCCGGCGGGGTGCTGGCGGCGGGCGCGGCCGGAGGCTGCGCATGGTCTTCGGGGGCGGTGGTCATCATCGGGCCCTTTCCTCTGGGGGTGGTTGTGCCGCGAGGTGCGGCGGCGAAAGCGCGGAAGGCGGTGACGGGATCGGCCACCTCATCGGCGAGACCGGCGAAGACCGCCGCCTCGCCGCGGAACACGGCAGCTTCGGTGCCCAGCGCCTGCAATGTGTCGAGGCGGCGTCCGCGACCTTCAGCGACGGTTTCGGCGAAGAGTTGACGGAGGTCCTCAAGCTCTCCTGCAATCCGGTCGCGGATCGCCTCGGGCAGGGGCTGGTAGGGATTGGCATCGACCTTGCGCGCGCCTGCATGGATCAGCGTCACGGCGATGCCCTTCTGGTCCAGTGCCCCGCTCATGTCGCTGTGCATCGCCACGACGCCGATGCTGCCGACGGCCCCGGTACGGGGCAGGATGATGCGGTCGGCCTGGGAGGCCAGCGCATAGGCGGCCGAGAGGGCGTGATCAGCGACGAAGGCCTGCACGGGCTTGACCTGCCGTGCGGCCCGGGTGCGGTCGGCGAGGTCGAAGGCCCCGGCTACCTCGCCACCGAAGCTGTCGATGTCGAGGGCAATGCCACGGATCGCGGGGTCGGAAATGGCCGCCTGCAGCTGGCTGGCGATGCCTTCATAGGATGTGAGCCCCGAGGACTGCCCAATCCAGGCGCCGCGATGTACCAGCGTGCCTGCGATCTCGATCACAGCAATCCCGTCGACGACGGCGAAGGGCTGGCCGCCGTTCCGGGCCTGGCGGTTGGTCAGGTCATCACCGAAGAGCGACGCCCGGGCGGGCAGGCTGGCGGTGGCCTGATCCGCGGGATCCACTGCCATATCCTCAATGCTGATCTCGCCGCCGGTGATCCGCGGCCCAAGGCCGGTCAGGAAGGCCAGCGCCTTGGCGGGATCGACCATCAGGGGCGTGTTGAACACGCGCTGGGCGATCTGGGTGTGATGCATCATGCGTCCTCCGCGGGCCGGGGTTCCCGGTCCTTGCCATCCTCTTCCTGATCACTGCCGTTCTGTTGATCCTGCCGTTGGCTCTCGGCATCGCCCGGCCCAGCGCCGCCTCCCGATGCCTGCGCCGGGGATCCCGGGCGCCGGAAGTCGAGACCCAGCTCCGCCTCGCGTTTCCGTTCTGCGGCAATTTCCCGGTCGACCTGTTCGGCGTCGTAGCCGCGCTCGGCGATGGCCTGCGTCCGGGACTTCAGGCCCGCCTCGATCTGAAGGATCTCGGCCGACGCATCCTTCGCGGGGTCGATCCAGTCCCATTTCGTAGGAAGCCAGTCGCAGGCGAGGTATTGGCGCCGGTCGGTGGCATAGCCCGGCAGATCGATGGCCCCTGCTAGCACCGCCATGTCCATCCAGCGTGTCCAGACGGCGCGGCAGAGCTGATAGACCATCACCGAATGCTGGAAGGCCGAGATGCGGCGGCGGAAATCGACCAGCGCGATGCGCGTGTTCGAGAAGTTTCCCTTGGCGGTATCGCCGGTCAGATAGCCATAGGGCACGCCCAGCGCAGCGCCGATTTGCAGGAGCGTGCGGTACTGGAAGGGTTCGTAGGTGGAGCCGGAGTCCGGCGTCGAAGGGGTGGTGACATCTTCGCCGGGATCGAGCCGCACCACCTGGCCCGGTTCCACCTCCAGATCGTCCTCGGCCGGATCAAGAGCGGTTTCAGGGGCGGGCGACGTGATGAACATCGCGAACATCGCCGCGGTTTTCTTCCGCTCTAGTTCCGCATCGTCATAGAGATCGAGCGTGAACAGCTTCACGACGGCCGCCGCGAAGCGCGAGACGCCCCGCAGTTGGCCTGCCTCGACCGGGTCGAGGATGTGGATCACCTCCGAGGCCGGAACCCGCACCGTCTCGCCCACCAGCCCCGGATCGGTCAGGTCCCCCGGATGGCGTCGCAGAAAGTGGTAGGCCACGCGGCGGCCGATCCCGTCGAACTCGATGCCCTGCCGGATCGACCCGGCACCGGGCAGGACGCGGGTCATGTCCTGGGGCAGCATCTCCGAGGGCAGCATCTGCAGCTGCATCGGCACGGTCAGCCCGTCCTCCGGTCGCCGCGTCCGGATGCGCAGGAAGACCTCTCCCGCGAGAAACACCTCGCGGGCCGCCCGGCGCTGCAGGCCGAAGAGGTCGGTCAGCCCCTCGGTATCCGCCTCGTCCGTCCAGGCGAGCCAGAGCTTCTGCAACTCCTCCTTCTTCGCTGCGTCCGCGATCTTCGAGGAAGGCTTGATGCCGTCACCGACGACATGGTTCGCGAAGGCGTCTACCGCATTCGCGGCATAGCCGTTGTTGCGTACCAGCCATCGCGCGCGTGCTGTGATCGTCTCGCCCGAGGCCGCGATCAGCGTGTTCACATGCGCCCGGGTCGCCCGGAACCCGCGCATGCGGCGGTGGGACTGCGCCGCGTCGAACCCGCCGATGATCGAGCCAAGGCGCGCGCGGAATGCGTCGAGGACCATGGTCACAGGCCCTTCGTCGCGACGGTGCCCCAGCGACGGCGGCGGGGCGTCGCAGAGGCGGTAGCAATCCGGCCTTCCAGATCCCGGATCGCCGCGGCCAGCTCGGCGTCCGAGCCATAGGTCACGGTCTTGCCGTCGTAGCTGACGCTGCGCAGCCCCGCGAAGCGGGCTTCCTGCAGCGCTGTCAGCAGGGCCTGCATGCGGCCGAGTTCCATCAATCCCTCATGAAGTTCGGGGTGTAGCTGTGCCGTTTCCGGCGCGGCGTGGTCAGGGTTCCGGCCTTGGGCTGGGCCGGGTCCGGTGCAGTGGTGTCGGGTGCGACGGCCGCAGGTAGGCGCGTTTCCACGCCAGCCTGTGCCTCGAGCCGCCGCCAGGTGGCCTCGTCCCAGCGGTCGGCGCCGAGGATCCACGCCGCGGCACGGGCATAGACCCGGCAGTCCAGTGCCTCGTTCCGCTCGCGCATCTTCTGCCATTCCTGATGGGCATAGCCGCGCTTGTTGCGGATCGTGACCAACTGTTCCGCCACCAGCTGCTTCAGCCATTCGGTGTCGGCCCAGCCCGGCAGGTGGATCGTGCCGGGGGCGTCGAGCGCCCCGGTGGCGCGGTCCTCATCACTCGGCCGTTCGATCCGCAGGAACCGGTAGGTCTCCGCCTTGAAGGTCGCCGTGGCCACCGACCAGAGCCGGGCGCCGCGGCGCAGACGCTTCCCGCCGATGGTGGCATCGACGAAGGTCGGGCCCGAGACCGGCGCCGACCTGTTGAAGCCCTCAAGCCCCTTTAGCGGTGCCACCTGTTCGAACCCGACCTTGCGCGACCAGGCGTAGACCGCCGCTGCTTCATAGCCGGTGTCGATGCCCAGCCGCGCCACGGTCATGAAAGCGCCGTTGGCATGTTGCCACGACCGACCAAGCAGCGCCGTCAGCTTGTCCCACGCGGCCGGATCGTCGGGCCCGCCCGGAATGACGATGTGATCGACGAGCCAGCTTTCCAGCCCACGGCCCCAGGCCCAGATGTCGACCTCGATCCGGTCTTTCTGCACATCGGCCCCGGCCGTCAGGAACAGCCCTGCCATCGGCACGGTGCCCGGCTTCCAGGATTCGCGCCGATCCGCGAGCCGCTGCCATTCCGGAGCGTCGCCGCTTTCAACCCATGTCTCGCCGAGAAGCGTGTTGCGCGCCGCGCGCAGCGTCTCGTCTGAGCCTCGGGCCGCCAGCCATTCCCGCGCGACGTCGGACCAGCTTTTCCAGCCGAGCGGCGAATAGAGCGCCGAGAGGTGGAAGCCGATGGCCTTCGGATCCTTGGAGACAGCTGTTGCCCGCCACTCACCCTTGGCCAGCATCTCGGTCTTGTGGTGCTCGGCGATGGGGCGTTCGCAGCCCTCGCAGTGATAGGCCGCGGTTTCCGGCTTCCCCTTCGCCCAGCGCAGCCGGTCGAACTGCAGCCATTGCATCGCGCCGCAATGCGGGCAGGGCACGAAGTAGCGCCGCTGGTCCGAGGCCTCGAATTCGCGCTCGATCCGGCTCAGTCCCCGGATCGTCGGGGTCGAGACCATGAACACCTTGCGCCGGTGCGAGAAGGTGGTGGTCCGGGCTTCTGCCAGCGTGACCGGATCGCCCTCTTCGTCGGCCGAGGCCGGATAGGCATCGACCTCGTCCAGAAACACGTACCGCGCGGGCATCGACCGCAGGCCGGTGGCGGAATTCGCGCCGGTCAGGACGAGGATGCCGCCCGGAAATTCCTTCGACAGCATCGAATTCCCGGCATCGCGCGACCGCGCCGGGTTCACCCGTTCGCGCAGCGCCGGGCTGTCCGCAATCAGAGGATCAAGACGGCCCCGCGAGGTGCGCTTCGCCAGTTCCAGGCTCGGCAGCACGGCCAGCATCGGGCCCGGGGCGTGATGGATGACGAAGCCGATCCAGTTGTTCCCGGCCTCGGTGGCCCCGACCTGTGCCGCTTTCATGAAGGTGATGCGCTGGGCGGGATGACCGGGCGAGAGCGCATCCATGATCTCGCGCAGGTAGGGCGCGCGGGCGGTGCGATACCGTCCCGGTTCGGCCGCACCGCGCGACGACAGCCAGCGATGCTGATCCGCCCATTCCGACACGGTCAGGTTCGGGTCGGGGCGAAGGCCCTGCCGCCAGACCCGGAGCAGGTCCTCGGCCCCATCGAAGCCGAGGTCGAGGTCAGCCGTCAGATCGTTGCCATCATCCTCATCATGCAAGTGAGACCCGGAGGTCGGCGAGGGCGTCGAGCTGTTCGCGGACATGGGCTTCCAGCACCCTCTGCATGATCGCGGTCTCGATCGTCACCGATGCCCCGGATTGCCGTTCCACCTCCGCCATGATCTGCGCCGCCATCA